TTGTCGCCATTTGTATTTACAAACGATTTGTTATTTAATTGGCGGGTGGGTTATCTATTTACTAATAAAAGATCATTAGCTGTCTTATCTAACGAAGCTAAATTTTGTGCATCTAATCTTCTTTGTTCAGTAATTAGTTGGATTACTTCAGGGTCACGCATCAATTGAGCCCAAGCTTTTCTACGAGCATCTTGAAATAATCTATGTATTAATTGGTTATGTACATATGCAGATCTTGGGTCCATTTCTCTTCGACCAGCACTTAAATCACCTTGCATATATTGAAGTGACTGAATTACTCTTGGGTCACGAGCTAATCTGTTTAATACTGCTTCTAAATTTTGATCTCCAATTGCTTTTTGAAACAAAGACCTCAGTCTTGGAGATTTTTTTAAACTTAATCCATCTGGTGAAGATAGAGTAGAAAGTCTCATATCATATTTACTTTCAAACAAAAGTTTCCTACCTTCGCTTTGATCTAAATTAATAGAAAAAGGACTAAACATATTAAACATACGAGTAGGAAAATCCCAATCTCTAATTGGTTTTCCGTTTAATAAATCGTATTTAGTAGGTATTTCATTAACAGCTAAACCTTCAGTTATTAAGTTTCTATTTCTAATTGATTGCCATATACCAGCATTCAATTCTTTCATATGTGGATTGAATAGTTTTCCTAATTCATTTCTCATGGAACTCATAGGAACAATGTTATTCATAAGACCACCAACAATCCTTTCTGTCTGTCCAGGACTACCGCCAAACAAATCTACAAATTGCTGCATACCAGCTAAATAAGATTTACTTGTAACACCTTGAGCAACAACTAAAGCTAATTTCTGTAAATTATCTTCAGTCCATTCCTCACCCATTAATTGGCTGTAGTCTCCAATATCAGCAATAGTAGAAAGTATTAAGTTAAATGGTTCAAATGAGTCATAACCTACTTGTACTCCACCGATAGTAATAGTTCTAGGTTTATATCCTCCATCGATCCATGCACGTCTCATCTGACGATCAGCCGGTCCATTACCTGTTAAACCTCCATTCATAAAATGCATGGAAGCCATAGTAATTATCGAACCACCAATAGCTAATCTTCCAGTTTGTAAAGCTTTAGCATTAGCTAATTCTTCAGCAGTTGTAATACCGTACTTAGCAACATCTTGTAAGTTATCAACAGTAGCACCAGCTATTTCATTATATTCTTTTACTAAAAAGTTAAATCCTGGAGTATGTTTAGCAGTTAATGCTAATCCGTTTACACCAGTTCTAGCGAATAAAAAGAAAGGTTTAGCCCACGGAGCTTTTTCAAATACATCATTTAGACCTTTTGCAAAACCAGTAAGGTCTTGAGTTAATGTAGCTTCTTTCTTTGCATATAATGTAGCTGCATCAGTAATGTTTCCATCTGGGTCAAGCACAGTTGAAAGGAATCTATTTTCATAGTTTTTCAGTAAATCTGGAGTTATTTCTACAACATCACCTTTAGAAACTGCATCTATAGCAGCTCTCATAGCCTTCTCTTTGCCTTTAGCTCTAGCTAATAGATACCCAAAAGTATCATCAGTAGCAGCCATTATCTTAGTTGAGTAAGTAAGAAATTTATTATCATTTAATGATCTAGCCATATTTGCCATATAGAAAGCAGCTTTGTCTCCAAGAGTCGCTCTACCACTATTTTCTACCCAATCACTAAATATCGCCCATTGTTCATCACCTTTAGTACGTTCTATATAACGTGACTTAATTGTTGATATATCGCCTGACCAGTAAGCATTTAATTTAGTATTAAACAATTTCCATGCTTCTGGAATAGTTTCAATCATTCCAGTTAAAGCAGAAATAGAAGCTTTTCTAGTCACTACATCACCAGTAAGAGTTGAACCTATTACTTGAGATATAGGTCTTAAGAATGTTGCAGTACCTGTACCCATGATCGCTCTGACAGAAGTCTTTGGACCACTAAGTACACTGTGAATCATCATGGCTTCTAGTTCTTTTATAAGAACACCAGTTTTAGCTTGACCGTTAAAGTCTCCACCTTTTAGTTTTTTACGAACCCAATTATCAAAGTCTTTAACATTACGGATGTCATTACTCATAGAGATGACTTCCATATATGCTTTAAATAAATCACCGCTAGGTTCATCGCCAGCTACTTTAAAAGCTAAACGGAAAGCTTCAATTGAATCTGCAACTTGTTTATCAACAACTTGATTTAATTGTTTTAGAGATTGTTTACCAGCTCCAAACGCTCGTAATTGTCCAGATGTTTTCATACTAGACAATTTAATTTGAGTTAAACCAGCAATAATCTTTTCGTATATAGCTTTAGCTGGACCATCAATATCACTAAGATCGGCAATATCCGCCAGTTCTCTAGCACCTATACCAGCATCTCTTAGTTCTCTCATTAAAGAACCAATGATTAATCTTGAAGCACTAGCTTTTTCTGGGTCCCAGATAGTAATTTCATCAGGCGCACCTTTCTTAATAACAGTAGGTGCTTCAAACATTTTCTTCCAATACTCTTGAGGAGTTATATCAGATCTATTTCTTCCTTCAGCAACTTCTTTAATTAGTTCAGCAGAATCCTCCCAGATTTCAGCTACTGTTTTACCTTTAGCTTTAGCAGCTGCTTTTTCAGCTACTAATCTAGCATCAGTCATATACTCACCTAGAATTTCTAAAACATGATCTTCAGCCATTTGAGAGCTTCTAACCATTAGTTCAGTTTCTACAGGAGTTGTATAACTAGCTAATCTTTTTGGAGTAGTAACTGAGTCGGTTGAACCCATTTCTGCACCGGCTTCTTTTTCAATCCGATTTAATTGATCTCTTACTTCACCAGCTTTACCATTGGAGGTTGGAGCACCTTGCCAAGGGTCTGATATATCTTTGTTTTTATATGCTGTGTAGTTTGGTGTTTGTAAATCATCTACAGCTTTTTCTCTAATTTGTGCTTCAACATCTGCTTCTCTGTTAACAGCTTTTTGTACGGCATCTATACTGCCACTTTGCTGTAATTCATCAGGTACTCTTAAAACAGGTTCTCTATTAAATTTTATATTTAAAGCTGGGTCTGATAATTTAGCATCTTTATTAAAATCTATTATTTGCTGTTCAAATCTATCTCTATATTTTTTAAGATTTCCACTAATGCCTACACTTTTTAACCAGTCTCTATATGGTTTTCTACTTTTTTGACTACCTTCTGTCGCTTTCCAAATAGCTAAACTTAGATCATCCTCAAACTGTGGAGTAAATACAGTTGGTATTTCAGAACCTTCAGTTTTTACATTAAATTGAGGTTGATCTATTTTTCGTTTTATTTTTAAATTATCTGGAAGTTGTACAGTTTCAACTTGTGGTTGTACAACTTGAGCTGCTCCTTTAGCAGTAGGAGTATCAGGTTTAATTCTCTTTATACCTTTACCAATAACAATGCTTGCAGCATCAAATACTGCACCAATACCCATACCTTCTACAACATTTTTCAATGTCTTCATCGCAGGGTGATCTTCATCTTTAGTAGATAAAGGTGTATCTATGAAATTAAAACGGTCTCTCAAAATTGCTAGACCATTATCTTCTTGGGAATATTTAGAGACAACATCAGACGCTGCACCGACAGCAGCACCTCTTGCAAGACTTCCAACTACAGTAGTTGCAGCAGTTACGCCAGCTACCTTAGCAGCAGGGATAATAGCAGCAGCCATTGAACCAAAGTGGACAAGGCTTCTTAATGCACCACCCCACCAAGTTTTGGTTTCTATAGGGTTAGCGTCATCTACAAACCAGTCATCCCATTCAGCTCCGTAGCCTTCATCAGTTTGCTGTTCTTCTTGCATCTCACCACTGAACATATCAATGGCTCTTTCTGGGAGAGTGACAACAGACGAAGCGGTATCTTGAAGTCCACCACCTATGGCAGATTGGACTTCTTTAACAACTCCTCTTAATCCTCCACCGCCTTCACGTTCACGAGGGTCATTCAACTCAGCCTTAGCTTGAGTTGCTTCATTTTCAAGTTGAAGTTCTTGTTGTTGTTGATACGCTTGTTGTTTTTCAGCCTCCTCATATCTTTCTTGGAAATCAATACCGTCCTTAGCGAACTCCATTGCATCAACATCCAGTTGAAAATCATCAGGATTCATGTTTTACCTTAGTAATTAATTGCGTTTTCTTCTATTTTTTTGTTTTTTAACTTCTTCTCTTCTTTGTTCTAAACCTTCTCCTATGAAACCAAAGGCAGCTGATCCTGTTGCAAATACATCTTCGAGAAGCATTCCTGGAAGTCTTAATCCAGACTGTACAATCTCTTTAAGTTTCTCGGCAGCCACACCATCACTTCGTTCACTTCTCCATTTAGAGTATGAAACTCTATTAGATAGTTTTTTAAATTGAGTTCTGTATTTTTCATCTTTATCTACTTCAGATTTTCCAAATAAATATCTAGGGTCTACCTCTCTATCATTTAAAAATTCAGTGTATAATCCATCTTTGTTAGATAATATTTCATTTACCATAGAACTTATAGCAGGGTCATTGTAATCAATAGTTCCAGCTACATTATCACCTTCTCCAAAGAAAGCTTCAATCTTTGCTCTAGTTAATCTAGCTGGAGATGCATGTGCACTTAATAGTTCACGAGTAGTTTCAGGCTGTTTTTCCCAAGTTTCCACTACTACAGACTTAACTGGCTTACCAGTATCCATTAATTTACTTTTAACTTCTAGTTGATATTCTTGAAGTGCTAGAGGATGAGGTCTTATACCATCTATCCTTAATTCATTTGCTAATTGAACATACATAGGATGAGCTATATTTTTATTATGTAGCTCTGC